CTTGTAGCATCTTTCGAAACTTTGAAAGCCTTGTACCACCTAAGTTAAAACACATGTTGACTAACACATGCTGTATCTTTTCAGGTAGTTTATAAAATTCTTCTTTATCACCAAACACATGTATAGCTTCTGCATAGTGTCTATCAAAGTCTATAGAAAAATATTTATCTACAACTGCTTTAATAACAGGAGTACCTACTTCCCAATCATATTCTAGTTCATGGGGTTGACACAGATGACCAACTCCTAGAGTCTTATATCCTAAACTATCGATATAAATCTCTAGGACTTCGCCCTCGTGTCGTTTAATTTCTTCTTTGCACTGTTCTATGTTCATATTACTTTTACTTCCTACTTGATAGGAAACTCTTTTAATAAAATTTCTGATCCAACTGGACTATTTAAAACTCCATATCTATATGTTGGTTGACTCACAATATCATAACCCTCTTTAACTAAAACATCTCTAATGCTTTCGGGCATCTTACCGATACCTTTTGTATTTTTATCAAATAACATTTTTTGAAATCTTTCTAACTCACTAGCTTCTTTGTTAAATTTTCTTTGTGCTCTATTAGACTCTGCAGTTTTTGCTAGTTCTTTTTTATTAGTTATAGCTTTATCAAATACTTTGTTTAAAGACTTAGGAGGTTTTGTAAAGTTTAAAACCTTTCCTTTTTTTGAAACAATATTTTTAACAGATGAAACACTTGATGTATCTAAATCATATCCTTGTTTCCCGGGAGCTTTTGTGTACTGAGCATGTCCACCTTTATCTCTTGCAGCAAAAACACCAGCTTGTAAGTTTGGATTTTTATAACCAGTTTCTTTATAGTATCTATCAAATGCGTTAGTAACTTTTTTTAAGTTAGGAGAACCTCCATGTGTAACTTGTTTGGGATACTTTGCTTTGGTAACAGCTTGAGATAGTCCTTCTTCTACTACTTCAGATGCTACTTTAGCAGCTCTTACACCTACTAAACCTAATACATCAGGAGCTATAAAGACATTTTTAAGACCTTCATCTTCAGGACCTTCAGGATATTCTTCTGTTTCGGGTATGTAAAAATCTTCTTGCTTTGTTTTTACACTTGGTCTACCAAATTCATCTGTTCCTGATGCAAAACCTAAACGATTCATTTGATCTTTAATAGGTCCACCTTTGTTAGCAAAAAGCCTATCTTCTTCGTCTCTTAAAACAATTCCAGCTACTTCATTATATGTAGCATTAACTCCTCGCATTTTAACTTCATCAGGCTCAGGATGTACATTATCTACATTATATACTAAACCACCCGATGCAAACTCTAAGACTTTACTTTTCTTTGTATCGTCTTTATCACTTCCTCTTGCCCAAGTCCTTAAATCTTTTTTAGTTCCTTCTCCAAGAATTAAATCATAAGCAGCATATCCCGGCATATTTGTTACACCAATCTCAGTTAATCCTTTTCTATAAAGTACTGCATCAATTAAATCTTGGGGTAAAGGACCTGCAAATGTTTTTAATAAAGAAGTGGTTCCTCCTACATTTCTTTCTGACTCACTGCCATATCTAGCTGCATAATCAAAAGGACCATAACCTCCCCATCTTCTAACTGCTTCTCCTAATAATTCTGTTTCATCTTTTTTTAATCCAGTTTCATAGTCTCTTAAATTTTCTCCATTACTTCTAATTGTATTACCAACATGAGCAACAGCAGTCATAAGAGCTACTGTACCTATTATTTTAGGAGTAGCTTGAACGGGACTATTTACTAATTCATTTGAAAATCTTTTTAAGATGGTATTATTAAAGACTGTCGGATATCCAGCAAACTGTACTAACAACTGAGCAGCAGGAGTAGAGAACCATAAAGGTCTATTAGCTTCTGCAGTGCTTGGGTTTAAAATAATTTCTTTAGTAAACCTATTAGCTCCAGAAGTGTAAGAATATTTATAAAAATGATCATTACCAAAACCTTTTTGACCTTTTTGCTTAATTAAATTTCCAGAGTTATCTAAACCTTTTGAAAGATTTTCATTAAACTTACCGGTATCGTCAAGTGAGTTTTTGTACCATTGAATTGCATCATATTCATCTACACCCAAGTCGTTTAATTGTTGTATATAATATTTAGTAGACGATGTTCTTCCTTTACCAGTAAGCATAATAGGTTTTAAACCTTTTTGATGTTCATACAACGCTTTAGCTCTTTGTCTAATTAATCTTTTACCAGTTGTATACGAAGCCAACTGAACAGCTTTAGTCCACTGAGTTAATAAATTAACTTTAAAAAATCCTTGTTGAGCAAGTTTAGCTGCATTACTATGTAAACCTTCTCCTGCTAAACCTTCAAGTCTTTCTTGTACTGATTGCTCAAGAGCTAATCCTGTTTCATATAACTCTCCCCACATATCATCATCAATATCTTTTATACCTTTAACTCGTTGTCTTAAAACTCCCCGTTGAAATCCTTTAACAGTTCTATCTATAATACTATTACCCTCTTTAACTAATGCTGTACCAATATCTTTTAAAACTAACGGGGCATCCTCTATTCCTGCACGACTTAAAAGTAAAAGTGGTTCAGTAATACTAGATAATGTAGCAAAAGGAAGGTGAGCCATTTGTTGAGAAAGTTTTAATACGTCAGCAGCACCACGCATAAAACCGTTTGTTTTAAATATAGAATTAGAATCTGTTTCAATTCCAGTAACTCTTTTATGCATTGTTCTTAAACTTGTAATAACTTTATCAGCATCTTCTTTAGTCATTCCAGCTTTTTCTTCAAGTTGTTTACGAATAGGTAATAACATATTATTATAAAAATCTGCTATATTACGACCAAAATAATTTGATCGTTCAATAGCTCTAGCAGCATTTGTAAAATATTCTTCTAAAATAACTTGAGTATCGTTTTCTAAAACATAAGCAATTTTATTATCATCAAGATTAGTAAATCGTCTAGCTTGTAAATATCCTGCTGAATCTCCGACAACCTTAGATTTTGTCATTACTTTAATTTCAAAAGGTGTCCATCTGTTTTCTAACATATTTGTAACAATTTTACTTGCTTTTAATTCTTTTGCTAGTGCTTCTATTTCAGCATCAGTACCTTCTCCACCTAATTCTCTTTTAGCAGTTTCTAAAAAGTTTTCACCGAAAATATCTTCATCAATACCTACTGAATCTTCTTTAATTCCTCTTACAATATCTCCGTCTGTAGTTTTAATTTCTATTTCAGCAATGTCATTAATTGGATTAGCGTGTCCTGACTCAATTAAATCTTTCTCAAATCTTCCTCTGTTTTCTTCTAATTTTTTATAGTTAAATAATCTTGGAAAAAAACCACCTTTATTTCTAGTTCCGGGTTTTAATAACCCTGCTTGATTTAAATCATCAAAAGTTTCATCTAGCTTACTACGTATACCAAACTTACCATTATAATCTTTTCCTGAAAAAGCAACTGCTAAATCTTCAGTAACTTCAACACCTTTATACGATTTACCAATTAAATTTTTAATCCAAAACTTTCCTTCTCTTTCTGCTTCTTGCTTAGTAGCAACTACTAGTTTATCTCTTAATAAAAAATTTAAAGCATCAGATTGATCTGTAGCAATTTTTGCTCTAAAACCTACACGATCTAAAACATTAAAAGCTCTAGCTAATGTATATAAATATTCACCAGTTCTTTGACCTACAGCTAAACCATAAGATTGTCGTTTGACTCCTTTTTTACCTTGACTTGTCATTGTGACATCGTAATCGTATCTAAACTTTTCAAGTAAGTCTTGTAACAATGGAGATTCTTTAGCATATTCTAAAAATTGAGTAGTTGGTTTACCAATTGTATTTGCTAAAATTTTATTTAAAATATTTTTACTTTTATAAATAGCAGGTTCGACAGCTTCTTTAACTTCTTTTAATTTAGAAGGACCGAAATCCATAGTAAGTTGTTGTTGTACTGGTTCTTGAACAGCTATATCAGCTTTATAATTTTCAATGCTTTCTTTTCTAGTAGTATTTCTTCCTACATTTGCAATCTCACCCTCATTGCTAAATTTAAATTCAAGTTGTTGGAAAGGTTCTGGCATTTCAGGACCTACAAAATCATCTACAGGACTAACATGTTCTGTACCAGCTTGTTTAATTCTACTATATCTAGTAGCTCCACCTATTAAACCGTTAAATCCAGCACCAAGTAATGTAGAAGTTCTTAAATTTGAATATTCAATATCATCTTGTAGTCCTAAATCTATATCAATATCTTGTAGTGCATAATTATGAAAACCACCCCACGCTGCTCCTTCTGCAGCACCGTAAAGCACTCCTTGTTTTAAAGCTTTTTTATTTAATTCAGCTTGGGTATATTTTTTAAGTCCAACTCCTAAAGCTTTACCTAAACCTAAACGACCTGCAAATGTAGCACCTCCTGTTGGAAGTGCAAACAAAGCAGATACAAGATTTAAAGGGTCTCCAAGAACATCAATAGCAATATCTTTTACCATACCAAAACGTTCTTTAAAACCTTTTAGTTCAGCATTATCAAATTGTTCTTTTAAATAAATATAATCTTGATTTTGTTCATCTGTCCATTGATTAACTTCTTTAGCTCGAACTATTGCAGAACTTAAACTATAATCAGCATCTCTAAGATACTCAAATATGTTTTCATTTCTACCTATACTTTCTAAAAATCTAGCAGCTCTCGTAGCAAACTCTTCATCATTTTTAAGATCAGCTAAACTTTTTTTAGGTTGTATAAATCCAGAGTCAGGAAGAACATCTGGTACATCAGGCACAATTGTATTGTAACCTTCATATGTTTTATAGCTTGGTTGTGGTTTAGTATTTATTTCTTGAACAGGAGGGCTAATTTCAAAATTTTCTTCTTGTTCTTTTTCTTGCTCAAGTAAATTTAAATACTTCTGTAAGTTATCTGACATTTAAAACCTTTAAAAATTAATTGTTAGTTCTTAAACGGGTTAGGGAAAAGTTGAAATTCAGTTGGAATTCTTTCAAGAATTTCTTTCCTACCAGCTACGTCTGTTCTTTCAAGTTTACTTAAAGCTTCTCTAGCAAGTCTTTCTAAATATTCTTCTTGAGTTAAATCTAATGGATTTGGTATTTGTGTAAATAATTTATTTAACATTACTTCTCTAGCTGTTTCATTTTTAAGATTTGTTTTTAAAATATTTTCAACATGCATATCATAATTTTTTACTTTTAAATCTTTTGAAAACTGACGATACTCTTTAGTAACTGTAAAATTATTATTATTAATTGTTGGGCGTTTAATTCCTTCACCAAGAATTAAAGGAATTGATCCACTATATCGATCATAAATAACACTAGGAACTCCAACTGTTCTATAACCATAACCAGCAAACAAGCCTTCTCGATCAT